TTGCCCTTGTGGTAGTTCCTGCATAGATTTGATTATAGCCGTTTGTATCGTCACCGGCATATATGTTGATATAGTTTCGTCTGACGAATAAAGGATGCATACACAAAGTAGATAACTGTTCCATAACGTCAAGCGGTAAACCATAGATCGTTGCGCTTGCTTTTCCAAAATCAGGCGCACCCGTCTTTTCCACTCGCACCGACATTGCAAGATCACTTATTTCGTAGGCGTTACCCTCACCGCCTTTAAATGAGCCTTTTTGCAGGGTAAGTAAAATTTTTAATTTTCTTTTAAAAAAAGAAGTGTGCTCCTGGGTGTTAATCCTTGAATCATTATTTAAGAGATCTCTAATCTGTATCATTTTCTATCTCCGTCATTTCTGATTCAGTTACGTAGATCAGCTTAAAACGGTTTTCTAACTGCTCATAATTAGCTTTACTCTGCTGATCTGCAGGGGAGGTTGAATCAACCATATAAAAATTCCCCTTAAATTCTGTCTGATATAGTAAGATCTTTACTCTAGGTAAACAAATCACATTTTGCACGATCAAGGTATCGTCAACCCATAAAGAAAAGTAGGGAATACCATTTAAAAATCTTAGTTGTATTGTGCAATTCTGATCATCTAAAACTGCATTAAATTCCTGATTAGGTGTATTGATCAAAGGTAATTCAAGCATTTTTTTTACCTTCCTGTAATCATATTAAAAATGCCCTGTGCTGCACTGGTTTCTTTTCCCTGCTGCAATCCCCTTTGTTTTTTCGCTCCTACTCTGACATTAGTATATTGACTTGTAACCTCTCGCACCTCGATAAAACTCAATTCAGCGTATATAATATCTGTTCCGTTATCTGCCGATCTGTTGAAATTAAACTTTGTTAATTTCATATTTTCATACTCTTTTTCAGGTGTAACAACGGTCAACAAGTCGGTGCTTTGTAGATAGGTCTGTAACGCATCAACAAAACGGATCAAATCGGGTACAAAACCATGTTTAGCAATCATACAATTTAATTCAGTTGGTGTCTGTACGATATTGTATGTTGCGAATGATCCACCCTCAACCGGGGCGTGTGTAACTTTACTTTCCTGTTTTATATCTGCACTTTGAAAAGAATCAAAACTAAAAGCCTTTTCTCCGCTTTCGTCAATAATGCTCCATTCTTCCGGCAGAATACCTAAAACGTCATACTGACGTATGAAGGAGGCTGCGTAATTCAGACCATAATTCAGCTTATTATTAAGGTAATTAGATCCATAATTTACAGCCTTTTGAATACCTTTATTTGCTAGATCCTGAACTGCTCCATTTGTTCCCTCTGGAAATAAAGCCATATATCCCCCTAATAAACAGATCCTTGTGAGGCCATAGCAATCCAACGATCTGCATCATTCATTTCTCGATCTGCCTCATGCATTGTAGCGGTAACAACTGCAGGACTATTTGATCCAATGTTAATTACTTGTTGTCTATTAATATTATTATTAACGTTGCCTTTTGCCTGCGCTTTCATTGCCTGCATACTCTCTACATCTGGCACAATAGGCGCATCTGTACCCTCATATATTGTAGGTTGTCCGTTGCCTGCTGTTTCTTCGGTTAGACCAAGTGAGGACTTTACCCAGTCAGGCAATAAATTTGATAAACCGCTTTTGACCTTTTCGATCAGACCGTCAATGTTTAAAGCATTGCGGATCGCTCCCCCGAAATTCATTACCGCATCAATAATCTTGTTAATGGTTTCTTTCAGCGTATCAAAAATATTTCTAACATGAATAATTATGCCTTCAATAATCTTAAATGCGCCCTTAAAGGTATTTTCTAAACCGTCACAAAGTAATTTCCATGCGTTTTTTATGATTGTTGTATCGCCTGTAAATAAGGCAACTATTGAGCCTAAGATCGTGTACGCAATACCGGCAAGACTTTCAAATAAACCGCCTAAGACCTGAAAAACACCTTTGAATACTTCTACTAAACCATTTAATTTACTTGTACCATTTGAAAACTCATTAAACCATTTTTTAACAAGATCCCATAACAGTGTTAAACCATTCCAGAAATGACTAAAAGCATTTTGCCAAATCGCCATTAAGGCTTTAAAAGCTGTTGAATCTAAAAATAATTGATAGATCTCTTTGATCCATTCCCATGCGATCTTGCACCATTCAACCAGAGGCCCCCAAAAAGCACCAAAAAGAGCGTCACCGCCTCTAAGATACGTTACAAGATCATCAATAACTAGGATTAACAGACCGATCAAGCCTATGATCCACGTTAAAGGATTAGTAAGCATGGCTACTGCCAGCTTTAAGAATGCCGGGATTAAGATTGCAGTTATTACACCGGCAACGACTGAGAAAAATCTTATAATGTTATTCTGGTTTCTATCTATCCAGTTAGAAAAGTCATTTAATTTATCAATTAACCATTTGATAGCCGGACTAACTGAACGCATAATTTTTGCGCTCAAATCATCCATTGTGATTTGAAATTTGACAACGGCCTCACGACCTTTTTTGTATAGCTCTATATCCTCACGGTTATAACGTGCGAGCATAGCACGTTTTTTGCGCCATTCCTCCATCTTCTGTGAGTATGCGCCTGTGAGCTGTGCGACCTGAGAAACGCCACCAAAATATGACTTAATAACCGCACCAAGTGACATAAAGCCAGCAATCGGAGCAATAACAGTACGTGTAAGCATGGAGGCTGTAGCCTTCCATTTTGCTCCCATTTTATCTATTGCCTGTCCTGTTGCGCCTATCTCCTGTTTTGAACGTGCAAGGCCTTGTTGCAGTGAGCTTGCATCAAGTCCCATTTTAATCATGATTTGATCTGCAACACTAGCCATTTTATTACCTCATATTATTATATTTTGCTGCCTGCTGTTTCTGGATTAAGTAATCATTTGACACTTTTACCGCCCACACTTCAAGCAAATTGAGTGCATCTTCATAGGAGTAATACTCTTCTAGCTCCTTCAAAGTTGCATAATGTTCTGTAATTAACGGTGCAAAATCTCTAGGAAAATTCAGCACCGCAATCAAATTAGAGTAGTGCTCCGTTTGTCTGGGATAATTGACTACTCTCCGAGTTGAAAAAAATCAAAGGAAATATTAAAACATTCTTTTTCAAGCTCTACCAATGAGCGGATATTTTCAAAAGTTTTTTCAAGCTCTGATTCAGTTAACTCTGTAACTCCTGCCCCACTCATCTTTTGAGCTGTCTTAGATACAAGGTCAACGAGGAGATCGTTAATCTTATCAGAATCCAAACGACCTAAAAAGCCTAAACCTTTTGCTTTTATTGCATTAATAATCTGAGATAGATCAAGGCTTGATACATCCATTTCAAGAAGTCCGCTTTCTGCAAGCGTGGTAAATGCCTTTGCTAGCCATCTCTGCTGCTGCATTGCTGATAATGCGATCAGCTTAAATTTTATTTCGTTGCCGTTATCAATAATTGTAAGGTTTTTTGTCTTTCTCATTTTTTTTATTCCTATGGTTGATAAAAAGCACTCTAAGCATACGTTCTTAGAGCGAATAAAACGAGGTTTATATAATAATTAACCCTATTTATATTTTAAACTAAAAAAAGGCCATTAAGTAGGATCATATATATATAATATATCGATCATCTTAATAGCCTTTTATCTGCGTATGTTAAATCTATTAAATAGATGCACTCTTTGAGCTTTCAAAAATAAAGGTAAACTGACTAGGATCTAATACCTTTTTTCCGTCTGATATATCGTGTCCTGTCTGTAACACGCCATTTGATAAAGTGTATTCTTTACCCTGAGCCGGGATAGTGATCTGCATAGAGCAGGAGAACACACCTTTAGTCATTTGAGAAGTTTCAATAATATTTCTCATAACGTCTAAAGATGGTGAGCTAGCCTCTAAGGATAGATTAACAGTACGTGGGGCAGGTGTATAGCCTGCGCTTAATTTACCATCAACGCCCATTCTAGCCTCTGCAATAGTAGCATCTCCTGCAGTCCAAGCGGTATCTGTAGAGAATCCATGAATCTGTACTCCGCTAGGGTATAAATTTTCAACTGTTAAGATTATTACTGCATCTGCATCTGTAATATTACCAACTGCCATTTTTTTAATCCTCTTAAATCGGTTTTTAATATGGTGCATATATTATATATATGCACCGAAAAACTATGCTTTAAACTACTGCGGTTGCAGGTACAATTAATTTATGTACTGCTCCGGCATAAGTATAAACAAGGTTAATTGAAGGGGTATTTCTGGCCTGTCTGATTGCTGCTGTTGCATCAACGATCTGTAAGAAATAACCATTATTGCGGATCTCGTCTGAATAGTCAGCACCTAACAAAGTAGTTAATTCTGCTTTCTGAGCATTTGAAATATTAACACCTAGATCAATTACACCGTTGTTAATTGCACGTTCGATTATATCTTTACAATTTGAGCGGATCTTAGCATAGCCGTTCTCATTGTAGGGGATACGGTTTGCAGCCTCAATCATAGCCATTAACTGCACCTGTAGCGCATTACATAGCCATACTGCGTTAATATAAGCATCTAACCAGTTCCATTCGCCAAGCATAGCTCCGTTGTAAGATAAGATAAAATTATCGTTACGAGTTGCAAAATTGCCCATGTATAGCACTTTGTGCTTGTCTAGAGCGTTTGCCTCTTTAGTGCTGTTAATATCTGCACCAAAACCGGATAAATGTTTAAAGGCGTATGTAATTGTACTATTAGACTGATCCCACGCAATAGATGCGGTTACACCCATTACAAAAGCGGCCATTGTTACACCGAAACATACGCAGGTAGCACCGACATTTTCGGCCTGTAACTGTTCAGAAATGATTTCTGTGTTATTGATGTCAAAATTAGCCTTTGAAGTGTCCCAACATACATATAGATATAAAACGCCTGCTGTGTAATTTGTGGTTGCCCACTGAGCAAGTTCTAAGGCCTCCTCGTCTGTTGGTTCGTCTAAAGTAGTAAAGGTTACAAAGTTAGTGAATTTATCGGTTAAATTCTCCATTGACTGAGTAACAGTGTTTGCATCCTGTCCGTCTGATACTGTAGCAGTTTCAGTATTAAAGCCTAAAACAGATGCAGCACTTCCTGTAGGGACACCAACTGATGATAATCCTCCAGTAGTAGCACTTGTAATCGTAAAGGCGTTAAACTGAGAACTGAAAGACACAACGGCGGCACCGTTTAAAGCTGTGTTTATTACGTCTGCGGCAGCTGAAAATGAATCAACTGCGCTAAAATCTAAGCCTGTAACAGTTCTATCTGTGCCGTCTATATTGATAGTCAAATCACCTGCAGAAATGGCTTTAATTGCGTTTAAGGCTGTTTTAACGTTGAGTGCCTCACCTCTTACCCATGCGCTGATCGCCTCACCGTTTAAGCGGTAAAAATATAAAGTTGCTGGCTTGACCTGGGAGTTATCAAAACCTCCAAAATATGTGCTTGCAAATTTGTACTCATTTGAGCTTGTACCAAAGTATTCGCCTACTTCAGTTGCACTTGAAAAAGCTACTGCAGTATTAGCTTTTAGAGTGGAATTATTATCTAACACCACACCATTAAAAACTAGATCTTGCCCTGTTGCTTTTAGGATTCTAGGCAAAACCTGAACTAAATTACTTGCTGTGATTGCCATCTAAAACACCTCTTATTTTTGCAAAAATAAACGTAAATAAAAACTATTCACTATCTTTAATTTTAATATCAACATTAGCCAGATGTAAACTGTTACCGTTATCGGTCGATTGATCTTTTTTTGGTAGAATTGAATTAAGTACAATTTTAGGCTTTTTCTTAAAGCCTTCTTCGCTTACTGTGATTGAATGATTGATATAAAAATGAAGTCTGATCATCCATCTGTATAGATACATCTCTGAATCATTACTATTGAGCGTGGTATCCTGTGGATCGTCTGCAAAAAGCGGAATCAATCCTAAGTCTTTACACTGTCTTACACCAACTGAAGATCTAAAGATTGTCTGTAGATTCTGAGCGCGCTCAAAGGCTCTTGAATTGATCGATCCGTTTTCTGAATTTGAATACAGATCGACACGGATAATAACTTCTTTCTTTCCGTGAAGTGTTAGCTGCTCATTTTCAGGATCGTATTCTTCAATAGTAGTAGCTGTCTGAGTGCTGTTTTCTACATAAAAAATACAGTAATCATTTGTGTTTTCTGGGAGGCTAATCTGATTCTGATTTCCGTAAATCACACATTCCGGATCGATTGCAGGATAAATATATTTTGCCAAAAAATCATAGACTGCAGTTACGTCAATAAAATTGCTGCTCTGCACGTTTTCTATATCGTTCATTATGCGCCCTCTGTATTTTCAGGAGGATCAATAGTCAGATCGTTTCCGTCTTTGTCTTTTAGCGTTGGTTTAACCTGTTGCAGGGTAACTCTTACGCATTCCCAACCGCATTCTGAAAAATCTTCTAGTACGGCCGTGACACTCCAATACTGCCCTTTTTGATCTTTGATAAAATCGCCGGATCTGCTCTGTGTACGATATACGCTCCACACACGATCTTTTAGATTGTCCGGGGCGTATAGATATAGCTTTCTAATTATCGTGCTCTGTGTGCCTAATTCGGCATGATACAGAGCGGCATCTCCTTCGCTTTGAAATTGCCCTGTAAAGCCTATATATCGTTCATATATAGCTGTTAATACGCCTCTAACATTCTTTTGTCCTACTGAGCGAAAAACGATAAAAGGTGCATCTGCTTTATTCATGCTGATAGCAGGTCTAACGATAGCGTGTAGATTTAAGCTCATTTTCTTTTATTCCTTTTATCCTGCAATACAGGTATATTCCTAGTATCGCAAGATATAAAAACCAAAACAGATCAAAACGGTTAAAGGGCATATTATTTCTCTAGTTTTGATATTGTTTCATTACCGATTTTTATTAACTTTTGTAAACGTGGGATGCGTTCTCTTGCATATTCAATATCTCGATTTAGATCTCTAATCTCTGTATTTTTACGTTTTAAATTATCTGATACACGCTCATACGCATTTTTTAAAGTATTTATTGCCCTTTCTGAATCTTGATAACCACCGCCCCAATATTTTGAAGCTCTTAGATCTGGTAATTCATTTGACTTTATACCTTTATAATTTGCTTTATTGTCTTTTAAATATTCAGTAAAGCTCTTTTCAAATAATGGATTATCTTTTTTATAATCCTGATAGAATCGATCTAAAGTTTGTAATTTAGCTAGATCTTTATTTGCTTGCTTTAGTTTAGCGGTATTTGTAACTATATCTTCTTTATGACCTCTTATATTTTTTTCTGCATCATATAAAAAGTCTTTAGCCTCTGAAACATTTTCAAAATCATAACCATTAAAGGATATTTTTTTATTTTGTTTATTCGTGATTTGATTCCCTGTAGGCTGATTATTTTCTGATTGTTTAGCCTTATCCTTTAACTGAGTTTCGATCTCTTTTATTTCGTTATTGATTTTATCTAGCTTGTTTCTGCGTGTAGTGTCACCCATTCTTTTTGAATGTGTGCGCCCACTTGATTTATCAAGATCTTTTTGTATTTCCTGCGCCTGCTCTTTTTTCTTATCTAATTTTTCAGCTAATTTAGGATCTAAACTTCTGCCACTTGCTAAAAGTGTGTCATTTTCGGCTTTTGCTTTTACTTCTTCACTTCCATATTTAGATGATTTATTAAACTCTCTAAAATCTTCCATAATGACTGAATCAAGTGTTTTATTTACGGTGTTTCCGTCTTTATCAGTCCATTTATTGTCTTTAAATTCATATATATTTTTTGGTGTAACAATTCTGGTGTTATTTTCGCCATTTTCGATACTTTCAATAGTAGTTCTTAACTGATCTGTATCACCTTTTGTTACATCTTCACGAATATAGCTATTTGATATAATTTCATTCATATTCAAATTAGCTTTTGACTGCATAGCATTATACTGAGTTGTTGTCTTTTCCTGCTCTTTCTCAACGTCATAAAAACCCATTTTCTGATTATTCAGTAAAGCAGGCTTATTAGATTTACTGTTAGCAATAGAAATATGTTTACCGTTAAACTTGCCACCCATACCACCTAAAACCTGCCCCGTAGTGCTATCAATTAAAGCAGGTCTGCCCTTGTTTTCCTTGCCGTTTGGATGAACGGTGATCCATTCTGCCTTGTCGGTTGTTAACTTTCTTGCGTGTGCCTTGCCTTTTGCGTAAGCAATACCCAGTTTAAAAGCCTGTCCGAGTTTATAAGCATATTCACGATCCATTTTTTATCCTCAAATTCCGTTAATATCATAAGTGATTGAACGCAATAAGCGGCCGTCTAGTTCTAAGGCCTTTGTTGCATCTGAATTGTTTTTTAAAGAGATATTGCGCTTTTTAAGTGTTTCCCTTACTCCTTTTGGTTGATGTTCGTCTAGTGTTTTGCCATACATCAAAAGAGTTAAAGGCGATCTTGCTGCAAATGTGCCCTTGCCATTAGTGTGGATTGTGGTCTGTAGATCCTGTACGGCCATAATTCCCAACTGTTTAAAAGCGTTAAAAGCGATTTGATAAGGATTTAAAACAAAGTTTTTTAAAAGCCTTGCTCCAACTTTCTGCCAAGTGCCTTTTCTGGTCTGTGCTGTATATCCAAAAATAGGGCGGGGAGGCATAGTCAAAGTGCTTGTTTTTAGATGTATATTATGTGTGTGTGCGAGCCAGCCTCTTTGTTTTCCTGTTACGGCCTGCACCCAGCCATATTCTAAGTATGTTGCAACTTCTGCAATCGGTGTGCCGTTGTCATAAGTCAGACCCTCTTCAACGCCCACATCAAGATTAATTTTTTTAACTTTGTCTAAGTCACTGATCAGGCGGTCAACATTACCAAGATCGATCTTTACTTCAAAATCTGCCATTTAAACCGCCTTTTTTGTAAGAAAAACGCAAAAACATCACTTTTAAAACAGTTTTTACGTTTTTATGTTGTTATCAATAAGGATGAAAATGCTTAGATATATAAACCCTGCCGCCTTTTCTGTAACTTTGTGACATTACCCAGAATTGTGATCCGCATGGTGTCTGTAACCACCATTGAGCAGTTAAAGAATTTGCTCTTAACAAATCAAATGAAGTAGATACTGATCCCTGTGATGCGCTAGCGATTCTGCCTTGCTGTCCTGCTGGATTTAACGCTAACATAGTTAAATGACAAGTGGCCATGTATAAAAGGCGTTTTCTTGTCAGAATTTTAGGCGGATTATATGGAAACATTGATCCGTTGTCATTCCCAAGCCACTCCGCAACGGT